AGTTCCCAAACTGTCTTGGGTATATGTCTCTTGTGCATTTAAAATTGATGGTGTAAGAACATCGATACGTATATTATTATCTAATGACGTCCATTGAATTAAGCGTTGTTCGCTAACTAAAAGTACTGTTTCGTTTGCCATTATTCCTGTGGTATATTATTTTCGTTTGTGTCTTCTGGAGCTGCTTCTTCTGTATCTACAGGTTGAGCCTCTATTTGATTTGGTATAACTTCTATTTTTACATTTAATCCAGATAGTTTAAGAATATAACCAAATGATGTTAAAATCTTTTTTCTTTTAGGTTGTACTACTGTTCCCATAAAATGTGCATAAGCAATTCTAATTTCATCAGCAACAGAACTAAAACCACTTCCATTAGCAATTCCCAACAGAGCGGGTGATGTGATGCGCCAACTTGTAAGTATACGTGTTGATATACGTTCTTCTAATGTTATATAAAAATCTGAATTTGCAGCTTCTATTGGCGTAACTTCTGGTGCATTATCTGCATCTGAGAATGATAAAAAGAAACGGCCTGCGTTTTCCTCGCCTGCATATGTCTCCTGTATGTTATTGTACACCTCACGTCTACTTTCAGGATCTGGAATACCATTTCTGAATGAAATAAACAAACTTGGAGCGAGGCCCGAAGATATGTTATTTACATGAAATCTCGAGACTTTTGCGTCTAATGTAATGTCTGCAACTGCTGCTTGATATGTTGGTAAAGGATAAAAATCATTACCTGGTGTATATTGATAATAGTAAAATATTTGAGATGCATTATCTCCTTTATTATCAGTAGCATCAAATGCTCTATATGTTTGTACTGGATTCTTTCTAAGTTGAGCCCAGTTAGAAGAAAAGTGATATTCACATACTTCATCATCTTCATCCATTTTACCAGATCTTACATTAGCAAAAGGAATGTGATAAATTTCAGCTATGTGTGTACCATCTTTAGACCAGATTACATTTAAACTGTATGCATTAAAAAGTGTATAATCTAATACAATCTTCTCAAAGATATCATCTATAGTCTCTCCATGTGTGTTTACATATTCATCTCCAAAATTTAGAATACCTTGTCCGAATATACCATCTTTTACTGCTTGTGCACATGTATGGTGCATAGCACTAGAATTGTATAATTCTATCATTCTCTGTGGAAACAGATTTTCTTCACCATAGTAAACCCAATCTTTATTAGTTATTTCTTTAATTAATGGTAAAGAAGGTGCTGCAAATTGAGATCCAATTATTGAATATAAGTTTTCGTTATCTTTCATCTTTATTAAGTATATTGTGGTCTATAGAATACATCCGATACTCTCTCTTCTGTTTCTACACCTGAGTTATAGTTTAATGTATTTATCTCACCTCCTGGGTTAGTAATTATCTTAACTAAACCTTCTTGTAAACTCAGACCGCCTGTTTTTAAAGACCAGTAATAAACACCATTTTTATGAGAATCACCAAATCCATCAGGGAAAGTAATCTGTAACATACTATATCTCGCATTAGTAGAAACTAATTGTGTTTCAACCATAACAGTCGATTGATGAGATGATTGAGATCTAATAGTAAATTGATATGGTAAATCACCTATATTAGCTAAGTTAATAGCAATATTTTGTACAGGTTCTTCTTCGTTTACGTATATAGTCATATATAAATCTATTGTTCTTATATCTAAATATAAAAACAGCGTGAGTTGTAATATGAATATATATTGTATGAAAAAACAAACTATTAGGTATGGTAAATTTACCAATTCAACTTGGCAAACTATAAATGGTTTGGCATCAGTTGAACATGTTATCGCTCGTATAAAGGATGAAATAGACTGGAAAGGTTACTCTCTGTGGGTTCATGGGAGCATCCTAAACGACGTCGATACCCATGATATAGATCTAACTATAATGGGTGTGTTTATACCTCAGAGAATAAACCAGTTACTCGAGGCTATAGTAAAAATAGGATTCCAAGAACAGGTCTATTGTGATGTTAAATTTAGTATTAGTAATCAACTATATGATCCTACAAAGGACTCTGTTAAAACTATTAGATATGCTTGTTATCAACCTAAAATTCAATTCGATGATGCTACATATACTGCAGCAGAGTCTATAGGTGGTCTATATGTTAAAGAGGTTCAGTTTCCAATGCCTAAGACGATAGGTAAAACTATGAGAGAAGGTTTTGTATACAAGAGACCACTGAGATTGGTTTAAATAAAAAAAGGTAACCATTTCTGATTACCTTTCTTTAATATTTACTTTATAAAAACTTACGCTTCTATAATAGTTGGTAAAATAGTGTACATTGGATCTTTTTCCATACCTGTTACGGTAAGTTCATATCCATTTCTATCTGCATAAGCAACCCCTGAAACAGAAGTTCCTGCTGTCATATATGCACCTCTTTCGATACCGATTGAGAAAAAGACTCCGTTGTTGTCTTTAGCTGCTACGATTAGGTCTTGATTTTGTGCCATAAGAAGTATTTCATTCCTAGAAGCCGCACTCATCTTATTAAAAACCATTACTAAATCTTGTTGATATGTTACAGTACCATTCTCTTGTGAAGGAGTAATAGTTTCTGTTAAACTAGAAGTTTGTCTTGGTGTTTCAAATTTTATCCAATCGGCAGGTACTAAACTATTTCCACCAACGGTGATTGTTTGGATTTCGCCAGCTGTTTCAGTAAACGCTTCAACGGGACCGTTTGTAATATAAATCACATCGATACCACCCTGCGAGTCTGCACAATTATACGTGAATCCGTTTGTTATGTTACATGCCATAATTAATGTTGTATTTTTTAGTTAATAAAACCAGAGCTACCTAAGTAACTCTGGTTTAAATGATTTATGCTAAATCGTTTGTTGCGAAAACGTTTACTTGAGAAACGCCTACACCGATCCTCCAACTTGCCTTAAAGAGTACTGCATCTTGTGACACAGAATATTGGAATCTAAAATTGTCTAAATCATCAGCTCCTAAACCTGTTGCAGCGATAATGAATTTAGATGGCCCGGCGAAAGCATTCGAACTTCCTACTAATCCTGAACTCATTACAATTTTTGCATTAGTTCCAGGTAACATTAAGATCTCATTACCTTCAACTGATTGATGGTTATAAAGATTTTGGGCTACTAGGGCTCTAACTAAAATTCTGTAGTTTGCTGGTGAACATACAATAACGATATCGTCTCTATTGATAACTGATTCGTCGATTGCATCATATAAATCTAAAGCTTGATCTACAGCATTTGCTACGGTCCAAGCGGCAGCTCCTGCAGGTACAGTTGCTCCGTTAGCTCCAGTAATCTGTGCTTTTAAACCTGTAGTTGCACCGAAACCATTAATTAAAAAGTCTTCAGTAGCTTTAGTTAATTTTGCTGAGTATGATTCAGCGATAATTTCTTCCATGGGGATGAAATCATTGTCACCAGAACCTGACATGTATGCACTCATGTAGGTGGCCCTAAGGTCTTCGGGACATAGAGTCGTCTTACTTTGAAGAGATTCGATTGTGACAGGCACTTGAGTATAAACTACCTGTCCGTCACCTGGGTAACCGCCACAAGAAAGAGCTGAAACAGGTAATTCTGCATCAACCAAATTGATTGTGAATTGTCCTGAAGTCATTCCTGTTCTAAGATCAGTAAATGCTAAAAGGTCTGTGTTAAGGACTGATTTTGCAATCAATTCCATTGATAATTCGTCTGTATATGCACTTAAGGCTGAGACGTTAAATGATGTTGCCATAATTGTTATTTGTTTTTTTTGTGTTTAATTATTTTTGTTTGCGTAATTTTGCTAAGTACTTCATTCTAGCTTCTGTTTGTTCTAGTCTTTCTTCAGCTACTTTTGCAAAAGTGTTTTTAACTCTAGGTGCTGCTGGTTCTGCGGCCATAGCTGCATACTTTTTCTTAAGTTCAACAACCTCTTCAGTTAAATTAGCTACTTCTTCAACGAAAGGTGCAATTAATTCTGCAACTCCTTCTAAAAGTTCTTTAGCTGGTTCAGCAGCTACTTCGCTAACTGGTACTTCAACTTCAACCTCTTCCATAGCTTCTTCAACGATTTCTTCTTCGTCTGCTAATTCTTCGTCTCCTGCTTCTTCGATCTTAGTGATTTCACCATTCTCTCCAACAGTTACGATTTTTCCATCTGTTAGTTCATGTTTTCCAGCAGGTGCAAATGGATCTTCAGAAACTCCGTCTCCCGCTCTTACAAATAGGATTGCTCCATCTTGTAATTCACCTTCAACATAAACTTCCGTTCCATCAACTAGCGTAGCTTCAGCCAGTTTAACTTCAACTGTCTCATTGCTCAACATAACCTTAAGACGTTTCAATGCTTGATTTACGTTCATAATGTATTGATTTTTTTTGTTAATTGTTCATCAGACTTAGTGTCTGATATTATTAAATATAAATACCGTGCACAATGACAAAACTTTTAAACAAACTGACAAAACCATATATAATAGATATGGAATACTATATTTACCACATACCAGGTGTCAAGATTGGCATGACAGAAGATTTAGAAAAGAGAATGAGTGATCAAGGATTTACTGAATGGGAAATCTTAGAGACACACGCATGTATTTATGAAGGTAGTCGTAGAGAATTAGAACTACAAGCAGAATATGGTTTACCTATAGATGCTATACCATATTTTAAAATAGTTAATATTTCAACACCTATTAGTACTAGAAAAGGAGGACTAGGTTTAGTAAATAGTGATAAGTTTTTTAATGTATGTAGTAGAGGTGGTAAAGCTGGTAGAAAGCTAACCTTTGAACAAGCTGAAGAGATTAGAGCTAAGTATGTACCTAGAAAATATACTGCTAAGATGTTAGCCGAAGAGTATGGCGTGCGGTTTGTAACTATTAGAAAGATAATCTATAAAGAGTCCTATATTACTCCTTAGTCGTAGTAGATCCACAATGACATACCTTACATGTACATTCCATACTTATTTGTCTTCTTTGTTTCTTCTGCGTCTGATCTCATAGATTCTGACTACATTAAATACTATACCTGTTATTAGAAGTGCCATAGTAAGACCTTCATTCCAACCCATTACCATACTACCTGTGCCTGCAACTGTTACTACATT